GCTTTCGCGGCCCCTGGGCTATGCGTCACAACCGTGATGCATTATCGTAGGGAGGACCAAGATGCCGTATGTTACGCAAACTCGCCCATTTGGCGGGGTGCGTTTGCCCGAGTATCACTACTTCAATAAGGTCTATCAGACCGACGAAGCAAGTGGCCCGGGCTTTACGGCTCTCCAAGGAACCGAGCAGACATATTCCTACAGGAATAGTCGGCGAGGTGCCGAGGATGACAGGTATCAGTTCCTTACCGGTCCGCAGCTGGCTCAGAGTGTCGGTGACGAGTTCCACGCAACTAATGGTGGGCTCGATACTGGACACGAATTCTGGACTCGCAAAGACTGGTACGAACTGGATCCCATTCGAATTCGATTCGAATACCCAAACTCATACTACGATGGGATGGTTTACCCATCTCTCGCAGGTGTTGATTTGTGGCCAGACCTTAACGAACCTTCCACGTCCGACTTGGACGTGTTGGGAGCTCGTGCGGTCTCGGGGACATTACCTGATCGACCCATTGCAGGGCTAGCAGCATTTCTAGGGGAGTTACATGAGGGTTTACCTCGACTTCCCTTGCAAGCCCTTGCCAAGCGAGGTGCAGGTTCAAACACGCTGTCTGAGGAATTCCTCAATCAACAGTTTGGGATACGCCCCTTCATTGGGGATCTCCAGAAACTTGCACAAGCAGTTGTAACGGGCGACATATTGTTGCAACGTTACAACCGCGAAGCATCTCTTCTCACGAGGAGATCTCTCGACTTGGGCTCTCAAGTCTCCACTGTCGTCCAACCGGACGCCTATATGGAGGTTAACCTAGGTGCGCGTGGGGGAACCCCTCACCCGTACTACTGGTTAGAGAGCTATGGTGGGTATTGGACGTGTGTGGACGAGATCGTACATAGTGCCCGCTTTGCGGGTCAGTACGAAAGATTCGTCCCCATAAACGACTCGTTTTTCCGTGCTAGCACGGATTATGCCCGGAGAGCTAACAAGCTCCTCGGTACGGAGATCACTCCGTCTGTCGTTTATCAAATCACGCCCTGGTCCTGGTTGCTGGACTGGTTCGGAAACTTCAACGTCTTCATGACGAATGTCTCCTACCTGAACGGCAACGATACGGTGCTCCGCTATGGGTACTTGACGCATCGAATAGATGCGACTCGTACCTGGACGCGGCAGAGTCCACTCCGTACTGGCGATAGCCGGGACATTGTGAACACTGTTGTCCTCAAACACCACGTTCGCGTGTTGAAGAGGGTTAAAGCATCGCCCTACGGATTTGGTATCAACCTGCCGGACATGAGTCCGCTGCGTTGGGCCATCTTAGCAGCTCTGGGCAAAACCCGTGGGCTGGCAAGAGACCTCGCCCCATAAGGGAGAGGTGGAGGACCTACGACTCAAACAGAGTCTCCTCCGAGTAGTATCTACCCGAAAGGTGTCTGTACATGTCGTTCTCCGACCCTCAGTCTGTTACCGTGAACGCGGTCGCGCAGTCAATGCCGCGAACGGGTTCTGGTATCGGCGTTGGTACTTTTGCCACCGCCGATGGAGCCTTCGCTCTCGCTGTTAAGCACAGCAAGGGCAAGCGCAACCGCGCTGAAATCAGGCTCACTCAGACGAAGACTACAACGGACCCGCTGTTGCCCTCCCAGAATGTGGTCGTGTCGATGTCGGTTTACACCGTCGTTGACACGCCTCTGAACGGGTTCAGCATCACCGAGGCCAAGTATGTCGCAGATGCGCTTTATGCGTACCTGACAGCATCGTCTGGCGCCAAGGTCACCCAGTTGCTGGGTGGTGAGAGCTAACAGACCTCTCAACCTGGAGGATGGCTGTACTGGAGATGGATTACACCTCTTGTACAGTAAGGGGAGCCATGAAAAGCTCGATCGACATCCTTCGGCATGTCCTGGTAGATACCGGGATCAGTTGTGACGTAAGCACTGAGAGCGACTGGCAAACCATTCGCTCCCGATTTGAAGACGAAGGTGACAGTTTTGCAACTATCACCCTTCCGAACTTCGCCAAAGCCTTTGAACAAGCGCTAGAAGCGGGTTCGGTTGCACACGTTACGTTTCCGGGTTTCAAAAGAATCCGGGGACGCAAAGGGCTCCCTGCATTCCTGCAAGGTTTCCTTGTGCTTGTCTTCGATCCAACAAGTGGTGATCTGAAGGACCAACCATCGGTGGAGGCCATACAAGCCATAAGGCAAGTATGCTTACTACAAAGTAAGATTGAGCTTCCCTGTAAACCAAGGAGGATCAATGCTGCATTCCGACAATACGTCCAAACAGAACAAGAGGTTCGCCTGGCTGCCGAGCAAGTCGACGTTGATCGCCGTCGTGCTCGTTTTATGGCTATCAGCCATCTGCTCTGGGATCGTGTACTCTCAGTATGCGAGCGTAAGCTCGCTCTCGAGGGTGCTATCCAAAAGCATGGGTCAGGCGCCACCGCAGATGACGTGCTTGGCAATGCCAAGTACGAAAATCTAACGTGGACTGAACGCCTAGAGGAGGAATTCCCTCACTGGGAGGCCGGTACTCTGGTCCCCAGTGAGTCCTTTCTCGATCGGCTAGATTCAGTAACACTCTTGCCACCCGGCGCGGAGGTACCTGTCAAGGTAATCGCCGTGCCTAAGACGTTAAAGACTCCACGCATTATAGCCAAGGAGCCTGTGTACATGCAATATGTACAACAGGGTATTCTCCGGCTGTTACGCGACGCGTTCAAAGGCGATGACATCGCCTCGAACTTTGTCATGTTCGAGTCACAAGAGCCTAACCAAAGGCTCGCTAGACTGGGCTCCCTTAATGGAAGCTTGGCCACACTAGATCTTAGTG